CCCGGATACGCCAGGCTCCAACCGGAAGCCGCAGCGCGCCGAGGCAAAGCACGGTCCTGATGACCAGGATGCGTTTGATAAGGTGTTCTTCGGCTAGGAGCTTCGAATGGCAATCACCGTCCCCCAGTCCCGCCTGATCCTGAAAACGGTCATGGCGAATCTTCGCAACAACCTCGCGTTCGCGAATCTCGTCGATTGGGAACCCCACTCGACCGAGATGAACGACCGCAACGGCTTCGTCGTGTCCGAGCAGGTCGGCCCGCGCTACCAGATTACTGAGACTTCCGGCGCTGTCGCCGATCTCACTGGTGGTGTGCAGGACACAGTGTTCGGCTCGCAGACCTTCACGCTCAACCGCGTATTCGGTATGTCGATGGGCGCGTCCGATCTTGAACTGATCACCGATCTCGGCACGGCGCGGAAGTCGAAAGCCCTGAGCAACGGCATTGCCGACATGGCGTCGAAGATCGACTATCATGTCGCGACGGCTGCGGCCCAAGCGTTCCCGTGGTCCACGGGCACCTGGGGCACCACGCTTATCAACCCCGATGAGGTGGCCGCTGCGCGTGCGCGTCTTGCCGAAGCGTCGCTGGAATCCGATACCGGCATCTCGACGGTGGTCACACACCAGGACCGTCGCGGACTGTCGAAATACATCTTCAACGACAACGCTTCGCTGGCGTCGGAAGGTTCGCGGGCCATGCGCAATGGCTTCAGCGGCATGATCGACGGTATCCCGGTGAAGGCGACCAACCAGCTTGGCCGCATCACCACCGGCACGCGTACCGCCGGCACCGTGGCGGGTGCGTCGCAGAACGTGAACTACAGTGAGGTCTCCGACTCGGGCTCCAACGCGGGCTATTACTTGACGCAGACCTTCCTTGTGGCCGGTATCGGCGCGGGCGGCACGGTGAAGGCTGGCGAGATCTTCACGATCACGACCGGCGCCGCCGTTGACTCGTGGGATCCGAACATCGACGCTTCGCGTGGTTTCGCACAGCAGTTCGTTGTGCTTGAGGATGCAGTCGCCGACACCGCTGGTGCCGCGGCGCTGCGCATCTTCCCGGCCATCGTGGTCGGCGACGGCACCACCGTCACGGGCGCTGGTGGCGTGAACAACGCGCACCGGACAGTCACGGCCGCGCCGGACAACGGCGCTACCGTGACGTTCCTCGGGACGGCCTCGACGACCTATATCCCGCGCGTCATGTTCAAGAAAGACGCCATTGTTGTGCACTCCGCGCAGCTCATCCTGCCCTACACTGGCCAAGGTTTCCGCCGGTCGCTGGCGGATGCCGAGCGCGACAACGTGGCGCCTCTGATGCCCCGGTTGTGGCTCTACTCCGACCCGAACACGGGTGCGCACCGCGCGCGCATTGACGTGTTCGTGCAGGCGCAGGCGCGCGATCGTTGGGCTGGCGTGAAATACTTCGGCGCGTAACAGGGCCGGGGGTAGACTGGTAGAGCCCCGTCCCTTCCGAGGGGCGGGGCTTTTTCTTGCCGCGCAGTGGTAGGTGTGCTAGACGGTAGGTGTGCTAGACGGTAGGTGCGCAGGATGGGAGAATCATCAATGTATCGCTACGAAGAGTATCCGCGTGTGGTTTACGGCCCGAGTGGTGAGCACCGGACCATCGCGCGCGCCGAGGAGCGCCCGGAGGGCTGGCAAAACCACCCTGCCGACTTTTTGACGACGGCGAAGGACGCCACCGCGGAAGCCGACGCCGCAGCGAAGGCCACCGAACGAGATCTGCGCGCTGGCTACAGGGAGTTCCTCGACCTCCACCACGTCGATTACGCCAAGAACCTCGGGACGGCGAAACTCGGCGACCTGGTGCAGCAGTTGCAGGAGCACTTGGCCGCACTGGAGTTGAACGAGGCCGCAGATGACGGCGGCGAGTGACATCATCACGCTCGCGTATCGCGAGGCGAACTTCAAGAACGCGCTCGGCACGCCGACGACTGAGGAGTTCGCGGAGGGGCTGACGCTCCTCCAGTCGCTCGTGGACAGCCTGTTCGGGCTGATTGTGGGCACGAAGATGAAGCCGTGGCACATCCCCACGCCGCAGCGCACCTCCAGCGTCGCAGCCAACTATCCTGCGCTGCCAGGAGATCGCGGTGTCGTCTCAGCGCTGGACGTGGCGCACCCACCGTCCAACACGCGTCTCGTGGTTCGCGCCATTGAGGAAACCACGGTGTACTTCCAATACCACCCCGAGGATGGGGCGACGATGGAGTACGTCGATGCCGGGCAGCAGGAAAACATCACGCTCGACGGCAACGGTGCTTTGTTCGGTCTGTCCGGCTCGAACGAGCAGGTCGAGATCACCGCACTGTTCCCGACTGGCCGGAACGCGCCGCGGCGCTGGATCTACCGCGCGGACTATGGCGCATGGCTTGAGATCACCGCCCTCGACTTGGCAAGCGACGTCCCGTTTCCGGCCATGTTCGACGATTACTTCGTGACGGCGCTGGCGATCCGCCTGTCACCGCGCTTCGGCGCAGAGCCGCGCCAAGTCACGGTGATGCGCTACCGCGAGATGTCGGGGTTCATCCGGCTCCAGTATCTTCAGACACGCGAACAGATCGTCGGGAACGCTGGTGTCCCGTCCGAGCAGAGCTATTGGGGCCGCGGCTACGGCTTCCAGCGGTTTGACGATGGGAGCTTGTGATGGCACGACGGCGGCACGCCCGCGTGAAGCTATACCCGAGGGTCATCTACGGCCCGCACGGGGCGAGCATGACCATCAACGGCCCGTCTGAATGGCTGATGGGGTGGTCGGCAACGCCGACGCTGGCCGCCGCCGCAACGGCCCCACCTACCCCGGAGAAGATACCTTTCCCGCGCGCGGAGATCAAACGCAGGCTGCGCGAAGTCGGGGTCGTGTTTGAAGAAGCGTCCGCCGACGCCGAGCTTTACCGGAGACTTGTGAATGGCTGAGGTTCCGATCTCTTTTGATTCCTTCGAGCGGCGTTTCGCGGGGCTTCCGCCTGCTGTGCTGAAGAATCGTTTCTTCGAGGAGACGCCGACGCAGGCCAAGGGCGCGGCGATGCTCGCGCGGCCGGGAACCGATGACGTTGGCGCTTTCGGCGACGGCCCGATCCGCGGGTTCTACTCGCTTCCCGGCCTGTTTGCGGATGCGCTGTTCTTCGTGTCGGGCAACGCGATGTACCGCCGAGAAACCGACGGCACGACGGTGCCGCTGACGGGGTTCATCTTCGGCTCGGGCGAGGTGTCAATGACCGGCGTCGCGGGCGCGGGGTTCGAGCGACTCTTCATTGCGGATGGCACGCTGCTTCAGCTCTACCAAGGCGGCTCGCACGCCAGCGGCGTGCTCACTGGCTCTGGGCAGGTGTCCGAGGGCGACACGCTCTTGATCGGAGACACCTATTACAAGTGGACGGCGACGGTCGGGGCGGGCTCTGGAACGCTCGCAGACCCTTGGGACGTGCTGATTGGCGCGGACCTTGCGGAGTCGCTGGAGAACATGGTGAAGACTCTCAGCTTCACCGGCGTCTCCGGGACCACCTACAGCGCTAACCTCGGGGGGCAGAATCTAGACGTCACCGCCATTTCCGACGCTACAACTTTGACCGCCACGGCGCGCACTGACCTTGCCGCAGGCAACGACATCGCTACCACGGTCACGTCTCTCGACACAGCGCCCGTCGTGGCGTGGGGCGCGGCGACGCTCACGGGCGGTGGCACCCACGCCTTGTCCGGAGTCGAGGTGCCGGATGGGCTTCCGCCTGTGGCGGTGGCGACGCTCAAGGCTTACATCCTCGTTGCCATAGGGGCGTCTGACAAGTTCTTCTGGCTCGCGCCCGGTGAGATCACGATTGACCCCCTCGACTTCGCCACGGCGGAGAGTCAGCCTGACGATGTTCTGACGGTGACGGTTGTCGGTGACACGGCGTGGTTCATCGGTGAGGGGTCCACAGAGGTCTGGTATGCCACAGGCACTGCGGCCACGCCGTTCGCCCCCATTGGAGGGCGCACATATGACCGTGGCGCCGTCTCGGGGACCGTGGTCAACGTCAAAGGCACTGTGTTCCTTGTCGGGACGGATTACGTCGTGTATGCTATCGGCGGAGGCGCTGAGCGCGTGTCGAACCACGGCGTTGAGGAACTGATCCGGCTCACACTAGAGGCTGAATGACATGGCGATCATCTACGTTTGCAGTTGGGATCACTACGGGCCTGCCGCTGGCGTGGGGCAGGGCACTGGCACCGGGGATTGGGTGATCGGCGACGAGAAATACCTCGGTGACGGGTGGTCGGGTAGACCTGAAGTGCTCTCTGCCTCGCCGTTCCACAGGTCCGCAGGCAACTACAACATTGAGACTCCTGCGTGGGGCGCACGCTCGGGGGATTACGCGCTCGTGGCGGACGCCGTAAATGTCGACTTGGCGTTCGACTCGGGGACGTCGCCCTACACCAAGACTGGCACAGAGGCTTTGCGCCTTCCCATCCCCGGCGCGTCGCAGAGCGTGCGTCTGATCCACTTCGCGTTCTCGCTCTCGGGCCTTCCGGCTGAGGATCTGGCTTACGGCTACCTGTGTGATTTCCTCACAGACGGCGGCGATGTCCGGGCATCTTTGGCGGTCTCCCCGTCCGGGAGGTTGCAGATTCTGAGCGGTTCCCTGAAGTCTGGTGGAGTCCCGGGGGATCAGCTTCGCCCGACCGCACTTCTGGTCTCCGCTTCGCCAGTTATCCAGGCTCAGACGTGGTATTACCTGAGCGTCAAGATCACGGTGAATGTCGGCGGCGACGCTGATGTGGTCGTCTACATTGGTGACATCGCAGATTCCAACAAGGTGCTGGATGGCGCGGCGTTGGCTTTTGCTTCGGCAGCGAGCGCCAACATTGATATGGTGGGGTTTTTGCCGGCATCCTTCGAGATCGCGGCGCACCAGTTCGACACGACACAGCGCGCCGTGCGCGACATCGTGATCTGCGACGAAGCAGGGTCTTACAACAACGCGCTGCTGGGGCAGTGCTTCGTTTCCGCGCAGGATATGCGGCAGGAGGACGCCGAAGGCGACAACTGGACGGTACATTTCCGCCAGAACATCGGCGACGGCATCCTCGACTCCGTGACCAATGCGACGGGGCTCCGCTGCGCGGACGCTGCCGCTTTGGAGGTCGCGGCCGCGGACTTCACGCTGGAGACGTGGGCGCGGTTCCATAGTCTTCCGGGTTCGTCCGACGAGATGAATATCTTCGCCAAGTGGCGGACGGATGACAACAATCGGTCCTATCGGCTGGTCTACTACGGCGCCGACAACACGATCCGGTGGGAGGTTTCGACCAACGGCATCGACACGGTGACCGTGAAGCAACTCCCGTGGGTGCCGGTTCTTGACAGGTGGTATAACGTCGCGCTTGTCCGGGCGTCCAACCAGACGCTGTTGTTCATCGACGGCGTTCAGTTGGGTGTCCCGGTGGCAGACGCGAACACCTATTTCGACAGCGCGGCTCCGCTCGGCGTCGCCGCGCGATTCAACGGCACGTCAACGCTGGTCACAGGCGCGTCCTTCAACGGCTGGCTGGACGAGACGCGCTTCACTATCGGGGTTGCGCGCTACACGTCAGACTTCACGCCCGCGACCACCAAGTTCGGGCGCAACGTCACGGACGACGCCAATTTTGCCAGTGTCGTTCTTCTGCTCGGCTATGACGGCCTATCTCTTTCGGACGAGTCCTCCTTCGGCCGCACGGTCAGCACCGACAGCCCGGCGTTGACAGCCATCCAACCTGCGGACGGCGACTTCTCCTACAGCGTGCTGAACGGGCGCCCCTACAACGACGATACTTATATCGAGGCGGCCCAGACTTTCGCGGAGGGTATCTTCACCTTCGAGGCCGTGCCTGCGCCCGCCGAGGCGATGACGGTCGGTTCCGACACTTACACTTGGGTCAGCGCGCTATCCACGGCGGGCGTCTACGAAGTCGTCATTGGTGGGGACATCGCTGAGTGCATCGCCAACATCATCGCAGCGATCAATGAGGGTGCGGGCTCCGGGACCATCTACAGCGCCGATGTCGTGGCCAACACCGCTGCTCAAGCAGACGTGTTCGCGACGCCTCAGTTCATCCTGCGCGCTCTGACGGTCGGCACGGTGGGCAACAGTGTGGCGACGACAGACACGATGACGGATGGCTTCTTCGCCGCGACAACGCTCCTCGGTGGGCAAGACATCCCGTCGGACAGCGATTTCGCCATTGAGCGGCTGCCTATCGACGTGACGGGCGTTCTTGGCGTTCAGATGACAACGCGGCACTACAAGACAGACGCGGGATCAGCGACTGTGCGCGTTGATTTTGTCGGGCCTTCGGGCGCTGTGGCGGCAGG